GAAACCACCCTATGCAGTCCTTTGGACGAATTGTTAAAAATCCTTTTGAAATAGCTGATGGTAATTCCGATGCAATCCGTATCTTTTCTTTCCTTAAAAATGCTTTGAGTTTTGACCACATCTTTTCAATCGGATTCAGATCCGGACTATACGGGGGCAAATACAGATAGCTTACTTTTGAGCTGTCCAGTAGCTGTTTCACCGCTTTTGCATGATGGGAACGCATATTATCCATAACGATAATGTCTGCTTCTGAAAGCGTCGGCAGCAACTTTGTTTTCAGGTATTCTGCAAACCGCTCTGCAGTAGTTCCTCCCTGATAGACTGTATAGGCACAGTCTCCATTCAGACGTATGGAAGAAAGAACGGTTGTATTGCAGGGCGTGTTGAGTGGAGTTTTATCTACTGCTCTCCGGTTTTTCCATGCTCTGGCATAATGTCACGTCATATTGACGTTTACTCCGCTTTCGTCCAGAAAGACCAGATGATTTATGTCTTTCTCCGACATATGTTTTTTCCAGTTTCTGCGTTTTTCCCTGACATCGGGGACGCTCCTGCTCTGAGGCATGAAGAGATTTTTTCTTGTAAGAATACCCGAGTTTAATAACTGCCTTGCGGACTGTTTCATTACAAACATGCAGACCAAGTTTATCAATGATTTCATCAATTGTGATATCTGGTTCCTGCTGAACCACCCGGTCAATATTTTGGATATCTTCCGGTGTCAGGGCATGTTTACGTCCTCTCTGTGATGTCCTTGTTTTTACAGAACCTGTTTCACGCATTTGTTTTTCCAGGCGGTAAACAGTACTGGTATTCACAGAAAAACACTCTGCGATTTCTTTTGCATTGTGCGTTTTATTCCAAGCTTCAATAAGTAGTTTACGTGTTTCATCATGTAACATAATAATCACCTCTTGACTCTATCATAGACCTGTTGTCAAGAGTGTGCAGTATTTTTTGGAGTGCTATAGTATCCTAAATAACCAAGAAGCAGGACATAGAGCTCGTCTCCCATCGTCCTGCTTCTTGTTCATTCTTATCATTCCATTTAGATATCAATATAAAAACCCCGGAACCAATGATTCCGGGGTTGGATATACATCTGTATTCGAAAAAATTTCGCTCCAGATTACGTTTAGAGAACTTCACATCCAGTAAAACAAGGCTTTTTCAGCATTTTGTGTGCTATATGTGTGTTACGAAAGAACACATTATACTATCGTACAAAAGCCTTTTTGTTTCCTTTTGGGCGATTCCGCACATTACTAGCATTCCCATACGTTTGTATTATACCCCTACCCCGGTGTATATTTCTTTCATTTTGCTCTTTTCGCACGCATTGTTCTATGATATAATTATTATGTTGTCCAACCGATACCCGGCAACGGGAGGAGGTGAACGTTATAAACACTTTAACTACCTTTATCATCACTGTTGCGGCAGGTGTGACTTGCCATCTCATCTGCAAATGGTTAGACAGACATGATAAGGACAACAAATAGCCTAGTGGTTTCTTATCCACTATAATAAAATAAGAAAGAAGCCCAAGGAGTTGCCGCTCCAAGGGCTTTCATTCTTTTTGTTATAAACACTTTAACACCTTTTGCCTATGGCAATTATATCATATGCACTTCTTGTTTGCAATATACGCAATATACTTTTTTAATGTATTTCTACTACTTATAAGAAAAACCCCGGAAAATCAAGGCTTTCCGAGGTTTTAATAAATTTCTGTATTCGAAGACAAACTCGAAAAAGCTTTGCTTTCTCTCGTTGTCGCTTCGCTCCAAATTATCGTTTAGATAACTACGAACGCCTTTTTTTCGGCTTTTTTGATGCATTTGTAAGTTACGCGGCAGTTACCGCTACTTTCTTTCCAGTTTCCTTAATACTACATCATGCGCATACAATAAAGCAACTAATTCCGGCAGCTTTTAATTTTTTCTCTGTCTTCTCTGCATTTTTGCGATCTGTATAAGCTCCCGCCTGGACTTTGTAAAGTCCGTTAATCATTCTTACAAATACGTCCTTATGCCCGGTCTTTCTGATTTTCTCCGCCATAAGGTCAGCGCCTTCTTTTCTCCTGTACGCTCCCGCCTGGACTCTGTAATACTTCTTGTCCTCTGCTCCCAGGTCGTCGGTTTTCGTATCCTTCGTATCGTAGTTGTACAGTTCGTATGTTTCGATAAGCTCAATAAGTTTCTTTGCGTATTCCGGGTCTGATGCATACCCAGCAGCAGCTACCGCGTTACAAGCTTCTTTGTAATCTGTTTCCCCGATTACCTTCGCATATCTCTTATACTTCTTTAAAAATGTGCTGTGGTCTTTTACGGAATCTTCCCAGGTGTCATAGGCTCTAAACTCTGCTTCTACCTGTACTTTCTTTCCATCTTCGTATTCCGTTGTTTTTCTTGTTAAAGTCTTACCCTTCCAGTCCTTTGTAGCCTTAATTCCAAAAAGTGCATTACCTGTCTTTGTCAGCTCCGATTTTCCCCAGGCGCTTTCTAAAATTGCCTGTGCTGTCGTTAAGCTTGCCGCTACTCCGCTGTTCTTCATATCGGCGGACGCAATAGCGCCCACCACTTCAATAAAATTCTTCTGTTCTGTGTTCATGTTCCTTATCCCCCTACACTGCCTGTAAGCTCGATACAGCTACCCAGCTTGTAATATCCTTAAGTCGTGCTTCCTGTACTCCGTTGTTTACCTGGATTTTATCTACTGTATGTTTCTTCCCGCCGCGCTGAGCTGCCGGAACTGTCTTACCGCGTGCCGATGATAAGCCACCGTATACCGCGCCGTCTTTAATTGTTACGGTACTTCCTACTGTAATACCTTTGCTTCCCTGGTTTCCGCTGTTCCCGCTTTTCTTAAGCCCGAACTGCTCCGCGATTGCTGTAGCCACTGCTGCCGCGATCTGGTCTTTTTTCGCTGTATAAATCTGCATATCGTCTTTGTCGTCGATAAAGCATACTTCCAGTAATGCCGAAGACGTACCGCTTGCTTTTGCTCTCGCGATCACACGCCAGTTTGTCCGCTTTACGCCCCTGTTCTTAAGTCCCAGCGCTGCGATTTTCTCTACAATCTTTGTTTCTACACCTACTGTCTTCTCTGCTGTTGTTACATAGATTTCCGTACCTGTAGTCTTCCCATTCCCGGCAATGTCATTTACACAAGAATTAAAATGTACTTCCAGTACATAGTCATAATCTCCAAATTTTACCTGGCAGCAACCTTTACCCAGGTCTTTAAAAGCGTTCCTGTTCGTCGGGTATAAGTCAACCTGTGCATAGTTCCCCAGTGTTTCCTTAATCTTCTGTACCATTACTACGGTTTCTGTTGCTTCTACTCCAAATTTTGAGCTTGCGCCCGGGTCGCCGTCCCCGTGTCCGCTGATAAGTAAAATCTTCATACAATTACGCCCCCGTTACAATCTTTCTCATAATATCGTTTTCCGTGTCCTCTTCCGTAACTGTTACTGTATTGTAAACGTAATCATACAAACTTGTATTACTTTCCAGCATTTTTCTAAAATCTTCTAACGCCTGGTCTAATAATTTGTCGTACTGTTCTTCCGTGATAAAAAGCGTAACAATCGGGAATCTTTCTACCAGCCATTCCCATACCATAGATCGCTTAATGCGTCCTGTTTTGCTTTTTAATTCCTTTTCTGCTTCTGTTACCATGTAAAGCAGTGCTACTTTTACTTTTTCAAGCTGCTGCTTCGGTGTCAGCTTCATAAATCTAAGGATTGCATACACGGTAAGCAGCCCCAGGATAAGAAGGATAAAAAAGTATACCCAGTTTTCAAGAATCATTTTTACAGTTTCCATAGTTTCGTACCTCTAAAAATTTTGTATTTCTGTCGGTTCTAACGCTTCGTCTATGATTGTATCTGTTTTATCTTTCATCTTCTGTATGATTCTCTCTTTTGTCTCTTCCGCCTGGTTCTCTTCTCCCAGGTCGATAAGCTTTTTAATCATTCCAAGCTGTATCTTGATTCCATTTTCAAGTTGTACCGCTTTCAGATACCACACTACAGCGGCAGCAAATACGCCGCCAGCCGTCGGAATGATATAGGTAAACACATCTGTAGGCTTTTCGTTCCATGCGAACACTAAAGCCACTAAGCAAGCGCATACAAATAGTACACCAGTCCCCATTACAACCTTTTTCTTAAATTCCCGTTTACTCTTTCCTCTGCTCATACGTCTGCCACTCTTCCAGGTCTTTTATGCGGTTGTTCTCTACTGATATTTTTTCAAGTATTTTACTTGAATCTGCTTCCAATTTGTATACTCTTTCCGCTACGTTGTTGTGTTTATCTAATTTCTTTTCGATATAGTCTAATCTTGTACGCATTACGCCGTAAATCACACCGATAGACACGCCATAGACTACAAGCTGTATTAACAGCCCTATCCAAAATTCGTTACTCAAAAATACTAACCTTCCTATACAGAAGACATTTTTATTAAGTCTTCCTTTCCTTCTTCTATGTCTTGCATCATCGTTAGTATAATATTGTCTTCTTCCTCTATCGCCCGGTATTGTTCCAGCTCTAACAGTAGTCTTTTATTTACCTCTGTCAAATCTGTAATTACACTGGCTTGTACTTCAATCATTTGTAAAAGATAATCACTCATTTACTTTATCCCTTATCTGCTGTTTCTCTTCTTCCGTAAGGTTTTCGTAGCTCTCTAAAATCTCTTCCAGGTCTTCGCCACGCTGCACCTTAATTTTTACACCGCGTACAATAATTTTAAGTTTCGCGCCCGTCAGCATTAAATAGCACCCCCTAAGATATCCGCCATAGTTTCTACAAGCTCGTCCGTTGTTTCTACCAGTCCGTCGGTTGTCTCTTTGAGATCGTCGTACTTCTCTTCTGCTGTCTTCTCTCCCGCTTTTTCTACTGCAATTCTCCGGGCTTCCTCAATCCATTTAGCCAAGCTTCCGTTAATACGGGCTTCCAGCTTTGCAGTTTCACGGGTGCAAAACTCAATCAGTGTAAAACGGTAGTGTTTCGGTTTTTCTTCTGTCTCTTCTACTGTCTCTACGTCTGTCTTAAGCTGTACGCGCACACGCCCCGCCTGTCTCCCAACGATAGCCGCCCCGGTCAGTACTTCCTCTTCTGTCTCTACGCCTTCTCTGATTCTTACCGCTTCCATTGCTTATTTTCTCCTTTGCGCTTTTTACGGTATCATCAAAATACTTCACTTTCAGTCCCCAGGAATCCGTATTTTTTATCCAGCCGTAATAGCTTATTACGCTTCTTGCATCGTGTCCGTTAAGTATCTGCTTCTTTCGTACCTTCCGTATTCTCCGTGTTATTCTTAAGCATATACTGGAACGTAAGGTAGTACAGTCCCGGTAGAATCTATAGCCTATAAAGTCTATTGGTCTGTTCCCTAACTTCCCTTTATCATTGGTTGCGTGTACCTGTAATTTACTCTTTATGTGTAAGCCTATTCGTGATAGCGCATCACGGATACAGGCTACAAACTGCCGTAACTTCTTTTTATTACTACTAAATAATAACATATCGTCCATATACCTAAAATAGTATTTTATCTTGAAAATGTGTTTTATCACAAAGTCTACGGGTGTCAGCATGATATTAGCGAACCAATGCCCGAACGGTGTACCTATCGGTATTCCTCTTTTCCCCGCTGCTGTTTCCTTTACCCAGTAAACATCTATACACATAAACAGTAATTCAAGCAGTCTTTTGTCTTTAAACATTTTGATAAGCCGGAACTTTAAAAAGCAATGTAGAATATTATCATAGCATTTTCTAATATCCAGGGCTTCCCAGTACTTCGTATGCTTTACATTCTTATACTTCTTTCCCTTCCTGTTCTTCCTGGCTATTGCTCTTTCAATCTTCCTTTTGCAATATATCCCGCCTTTTCCCTTTATGCTTGCGCACGAATACATATACATTCTTCGCATTAGAATAGGCTCGATGATCTGCAATACTGCCCGCTGTACAATCTTATCAACCATACAGGGCTTAGCGATCACTCGTTTTTTATGTCGCACACCGTCGTATATTTCTTTTCTTCTCAGCTTCCGCGGCTTATATCTGCCTTCTATCAGAAGTGCCTGTATCATTTTCGTGTATTTGTCGATATCCCCTAAATACTTTTCTTTCTGTTGCTTTGCATTTGTCTTTTCGTTTTTCTTTGATTTTGTGGCGTTCGGGCTACTGCATACTGCCTTAATCGCCGTTTTAATGTTTTCATATTCGTAGATTTTTTCGTAGATTCCACCAACTCTTTTAGGTAGTATCTCTTGTTTCTTTAACTTTGGTTTCTTATTTACTGGCTTATTCATATACTACCCTTTCTTAAATGCTTATTCGGAATACGCCCGAAGGCATACCGCCCTGTAAATAGCGGCTTCCGGGTCTTCCCCTAATAGTTCCTTGCCAGTCGCTTATTTTTACCAGTCCTTCGCCGTGTCGGTTACTCTGGTAAGGTCACAGCTTGCGCCGTGTTTAGATAGTGTGCAATAATTCATATTTTCCATTGTAAGCATTAAGAAGCACCCCGCCGATGTTCCAGTTCGCGTTACCGCTACCGTTGTTCGCGTTCACGTAAGGCAAGCCCGCGTTAGCTCCGTTGTTCGCGTTACCGAAGACATACAAGACGTACCAGGCGGCTTACACACTAAATCCCTTTTATGTATTTTCTCTATCCTTTCATGTTTTCTATCTCCTTCCCGCCGTTTCTTTTGGGTAGTATATCATTTCATTTTGTAAATTCAATACTTTCCCCCTTTCCTTCCATTTTCCTGGAAATCTTTAGGTATTAGGGGGCTGCCCGCCCCCGTTACACCCCCGGTCTTACTGGCGTTTTTTAAGAAGCACCCCGCCGATGTTCCAGTTCGCGTTACCGCTACCGTTGTCCGCGCTCACGAAAGGCAAGCCCGCGTTAGCTCCGTTGATCGCGTCACCGAAGACATACAAGACGCACCAGGCGGCATTGTTGTTACTCCATAAGTACGCCCCGTTTCCTTTGCCAACCGAAGAACCGCCCAGCTTTTCACACCACATTTCTAACGGGTGTTCCGGGTCGAATCCCTCCAAAAGCTGCCAGCCGGACGTTGTAGGAAATGTGAAGCTTAATGCCTTATAATTCGGGTCTGTATCTCCTACGTTATCTTTCGTCGCTGTGTTGTCGTAGCATACATATAATTTATCCTGGTATCGGTTCACATTATCCACAAAAGCATACTGCCCGTTATGCTCATGCCCTAAAAGTAACATAGCGTGCTTACCGTCATTCGCTAAGCATCCGTCTTTCATCCCCAGGCTATCGGTTGTTCCCGATATATTGGCACAATGACTAATAATATTACCTACTGCAATATTTACCGGGTCGCCGTCAAAATAAATCGCTTTCCCCGTTACGCTTCCGCTGCTGTAGTCTTCCACTCTTGTAATTAGTCTCTGCTTCGCTACCTGTGCTCCGCCCAGGCTCGTACCAATTTCCACAGCATTCCCTACCAGGTATTCGTTAGCCGCTGTCGCCAATGCGATAACGATACGGTTCGTACTCTGTTCGGCTACCAGGGCTTTGTCCTGGTCTGTATATCTCAGATAGTAATAACCCTTACATACTTTTTCCTGGGTATTAAGGCTTGCATATTTCACAAGTACCAGCATACTGTACGCCCAGTAACTTGTACTATCCATGCTGTAGAAGCCTTCCCCGGCAGCTTTCGACCTGGTTCTTACTGTAGCCCTGGTTATTCTACAATCCGGGTGCTTTCCGCTCATGGATACGTGCTTACTTCCCATAAGCGAAGACGGGTAGCGTCCCCACTCCCACGGCTCTATATATACCGCTCCGTCAAATGCTCCGGCGGAAATCTGTACATATTCGTATGTATCGTCTCGCCAGCGCTTAAGGTAAAATCCTGGGTATTCTGTAAGTACCATGTACTTCGTTGGGTCGTACCCCGGCTCTCCGATATACGCTACTGTTTCTCCTGTATCCAGGTCGCAGCATTTAGATACAATCCCCGCCCACGGCATTACATAAGAAAAATCGTCTTTCCCTACCTTTGCCCCTATGGTCGGGTTCGCTTCCATGCCTACACTTGCGTCTGTACGTTCCCAGGTATCGCTTACGCTTTCTGTATTCCACACCCTTTTTACCCCGTAAATCGGCGCGCCTACCTGGGTATGGACTCCGGCAGCTCTTAAAAGCGCGTTTGTCTCTTCCTTTGTATATCCTTTAATGTTCTGTGCTGCTTCTGCCCCGGCTGCTTTTACATCATTTACCGCTTTTTCACTCTGCTCCGTAACGCTTTGTGCTGCTGCTACTGCTTTTCCTCTTGCTTCGTTCGCTGCTGTCGCTGCGCTGTTCGCTGCCGTTGCTTGTTTTTCTGCTGCTGCCGCTGCATTATTCGCCGCTGTTGCCTTTTCTGTCGCTGCTGCCGCCTGTTTCTTCGCTTCTGCTGCCGCTGTAGTTGCTGCTGCCGCCTGTTTCTTTCCTTCCGCTGCTGCTGTATTTGCTGCCGATGCCTGTTTTTTGGCTTCTGCTGCTGCCGTGTTTGCTGCTTCCGCCTGTTTCTTCGCTTCTGCTGCTCCCGCGATAGCTTCCCCCGCTGTATCCAAGGCTTCGTTAGCTGTAGTAAGTGCCGTTTCCGCTACTTCTTTAGAAAGTCCCACTACTCTAAGTGCATCGGTAAGGCTTTCGTATTCGTTACTGCTCTTAATTTCGTCTTCGCTTACTGCTCCGTCGTCTACATTCAAATAGAATTTAGCAGTACTCAGTACCCCGCCGGAAGTACCGTACAATACCACATCTACAATAGCCGTACCCTTGCAAGTCGTCATTTGTCCGCTTATGTCAATGACTATCGTATTATTTTCTTTTGTGGCATTTTTAGTAACCTGTTTTCCGTCTGCCTTTCTGCATCTGACTTCTACAGTATTTACCCCAGTAAGGCTATATTCCTCTCCGTTGTCTTTGATTTCTGCAATTACGCGGCGCTCTGTATCGCCCATTTTTGCAAATACAACCTTATAGGAATCTCTTAAGCCTACGTCCAGTGTAAGCCGTGTGATCTGTTTATCCATTCTTTAACAGTTCCCCTTTGTATTGTTCAAATTCCATAGCTGCTACCGTAGCATTTCCCGCGCGTACATTTGCTAAGACACTTTCAAGAATCAGAACCGTAATACTTGAATGTAAGCTGTAATTTCTTTCCGCCATAATAACCGCTGTATTGATATCCTTTTTCGCTTTTTCAATGGTTACGCTAAGCGGCTCGGCTACTCTCTTAACTGCTTCCTCTTTTGTCTCTACATGCTGTTCTTCCGTTACATTTTCTTCCTGTTGTACTTTTGATTCTTTTACTTTATTCTCGCTTGACAATTTCACTCGCTTCTACCTCTTCCCGGAAGTTCACGCTTCCACTTACTTCTGTCTCTGTATTCTCTGCTGTAATTCCATCTTCATTATCTACGATTTCTGCTAATACATATTCGTCTTTTTTCTTCTCTTCCATTTTTCGCTCCTACGTCCAATATCCAACTATTACCCCGTCTGCCACTCTTATATACGACGTTGAATACGACCAAGATATACCGCCGTTTCCAGTGCTTTGTATTGAGATTGCCGTACATATCGGTATTGTTCCTGTATATCCGTTGTACCAGGTGTTATTGTACTTAACTCCCGTCCCGGAAAGTCTCACGTTATGCAGCTCGTAATTATGCAGATACATATTACAGCCCACATGTAGCCCGGCTTCCGTGTAAATACTATTCGCTCTCGAATAACACAAAATCGTATCATAGGTTGTTGCGCCGCTGGTCGCTGCTCGCGCCCATGCCATGTATTTTCCCTGGTATTCCAGGTCAAATGTAAGCCCCTTATGGGCGTTGTTGTCTTTCCACTGGTTTGTACCGATGCGCCCTACAAAATAGCTGTCCCGGTAAAAAGAGTTCCCCGACTGGTCGAATACTGCACGCTTTCCAGCGGTGGTTACTTCTCCGTTATAGATAGCGATTTGTCCGGCAGAAATTTGTACATACTTAGAACTCTTATTAAATGCAATCAGTACATTATTGTAGTATTGGGTTATATAACTTCCCATATCTCCCTTTTCTACTTTGCTTGTGATATTGCTTGCATTTACTTTTATTGCAGCTCTAAGCTCGTCTTCGATTCCTTCCGCCCGTTTTACTTCTGCTTCGATAGCGTCATTTGCTACTGTAAATTGCGCTTCGGCGTGGTCTTCATATTTCCCCAGTACTTCCACATCTTTAATATAAACCGTCGTGTTATCCACATAGTTATACACATAAAAGTACTTTGTTCCCGCTGAGCTTATAGTTATCTCCGTTTCGTACTGTTTAAATACTTCGTCGTCCAGCTCTCCGGCTTTTGTATAATAGCTGACTCCGCCAAGTGATACCCTAATTCTCGCTTTGCTTATACTTCTTAAGTTCGCCCCGGCTTTGAATCTTACCGTATATGTCCCGGCTTTCAGCTTCCAGCTCTGATACATATAAATATTAGACGTTCCCCTGGTAATGCTTGCTACATTCCCTAAGCATTCGTCGTTTGTGGCTATTATATTTTCGCTGTCGCTCAGTCTCCACCCGTCCAGGTTTCCGCTTTCAAAAGTTCCATTCTCAATATAATTATGCTTAAGTGCATCAACCGCTTTTTTCGCATAGGTCTTAACTGACTCTGCCGACTGGTTTATAGAAGTCTTCATGTTTACTTGCGTAACATAATTCTTAAGCTTCCCGTCCGTGTCTGCCTTTGCGTCTGCTAACGCCTGGTCTGCTGCCGCTGCTGCCGTTTCATCGGCGTAACTTTTGGCGTTTGCTTCTGCTTCGTCCGCCAGGTTGCCCGCTGTTTCGTCCACATACTGAAAACTGGTATATGTCTTTTCCGCTTCCGTCTTGATCTGCTCCGCCGTTTGGCTTATTGCCGTAGTCATTTCGGTAGTTGTCACATATTTTTTAAGCTGTTCGTCTGTATAACTCTTAGCCCCAGCTCCTACAGTATCCGTGTAATTATTCGCGTTGCTTTCTGCTTTACTTGCCGAATCATCTACATACTTATAGGTTGTATATGTCTTGCTGGCTTCGGTCTTAATTTCTTCTGCCGTCTGGTCTATCTTTGTCCCCATTTCTACAATGGTTACATACTTCTTAAGTTGCTCTTCCGTGTAGCCCTTCGCGTTCGTTTCCGCTTCGCTTGCCAGGCTTCCCGCTGTCTCGTCCACATACTGAAATGTTGTGTACGTCTTTTTAAAATCGCTCTTAAGTTCATCAATCGTATTTTTATAATTTCTTTCCGATGTCTCTACAGCTTCGCTTATATGGGATTCTACGGACTTTCTGTAATCAATACTGATAGAATCCGCTTTTATGCTGTCTGCCCTTATCAGCGCGCCGTCTAACTGCCCGGCACATACATAATCAGCATAAAAACCCCTACCAGTTCCGAAGGTCTTCCAGTCCCAGTCTTTCCCGTCCGCTGTACGTTCTGACGCAATACAGAAGCCCATTGTACCGATAGACATAGCCCCGTAAGTTAGGCTTCCTTCTACCATGTCTTCAAACAGTACTGCCCTTACCTCTGAAGGTTGCGATATATCGCGCTGGGCTTTTAATTGTGCCTTTACAGCGTCGATTTTACCGTATACTTCTTCTGCCTTAAGTGTCCCGTCTTCCCTGGTTACTTTCTGTATAATATCCGCTGCGCTGGTTGTCTTATCAAAATAGTTTTCTATATAATTACCCAGCTCAACCTCTACATTTTCTTCTTCGATGCAGTCATACACCAGTCTTATACATCTTGCAGTTACATTTATCTTAAGTTTTCTATCCCTGGTTAATACGTCGTCGCCTATTCCTGTTGTTGTCAGTTTCTTATAGTCTTTGTAGTCGTCCGTATCCGCAATTTCTACCAGGTCAACCTTATAATTTACCTTCGGCTTATCAAGTCCATTTTCGTATTCTTTTTTGCACCGCCTTTTAAGCTCTTCTCTCAAAAGTTCCAGGGTGCTAAAGCCTTCTTCCCCTTCCTGGCAGTCTTCCAGCAGCTTAACATCTTCAAACTTAATCACTGCTGTCCTGGGATTCGCGTAATTTCCTATAAGCGGGCTATCTACCCACGGTTCTTCCCCTTCCAGGGTGTACCCGTTGTACGATTCCGGGATAATTCGTGTTACCACATCGTCTATACTTATATCTGCTTCTATCCCGGTCATATTCCGCCCGAACTCTGCACACGCTCCATAGTCCCCGCCCAGTCGGTCATTTATGATAACGGTAAAATTATCATACATTCTTTCGCCGCCCCAGCGATTTATATAGCTATTTTCATCGTCCCCGCCGATTGCTTCCATGATGTTTTTACGGATATAGTAAGCTGTGGATCGCGTTTTAATATTTGTCTTCGCCTTGTACTTCGTACCGCTTAAGATTATATCTAACGCTTCTTGCCCGGTCTTGTCCGTCGGTCTTACATCTACCAGCATTTCCCCGGCAGAATCATAGAAAATATGTCTTGCATACGCTGTTACTTCTGTCTCAGTCTTCGTATAATCATAGATTCTAAAAAGCTGCTTCTTTGAATACGGCGTAGGTGCTGCTATTACATTATCAGTTACCAGGTATTCCCAGCGCCCCAGGTCGTCTATAGGGTGTTCTAAGGTAAGCTCTGCTACTCCTTCTACAGTAAGTTCTACTTCGCACGTAGTCGGCGTTAAGGTCATATCTCCGTTACTTCCGTAGTCCTCATTACCTTTAACGTATACCTCTATCATTTATCTGCACCGCCAGTTAGGTTTTATCTTAACTGTAAATCCAGGGCTTACACTAAATGTATTTTCCCCTTCTTTTAAATACAGGTCTTCATAATACCCGGTAAGCCGTCTGTTTGCCGTTTCCTTCAACGCCGTGTAGCAAAGTTTCAGCCCGGTATCTATAACCAGCTTTCCGCCGATATTCGCCGTAACTTCCGTACCGTTTACAGTAAGTGTACATACGCCGTCCCCCGCGATCTCATACACTGGTTTGCACTCTTCAAAAGCATTATACAGTGTATCGCTTAAGTTCCTTGTTTCTGCTCCTTCTGTCAGATACATATAGCCTTCACAAGTAAATGTTACTTGGAATTTCCCGATACGCTTCGCTAAGCGCTCGTTTGTCCCTATATCAATTTTCTTCACTTTGTAATAATAGCCCGGGTCGTCTGAAAACATAAGCATACCTGTACTTTCCTTAAGGAATCGCCGTTTTATGCTTCTGAAATCTTCCGCCCAGTCTTCCGGGTCGTCCGACAGGAAGTTATAAGTAATCTCAATGGGAATATCTTTTAATGTTCCTTTTTTTCTGTATAAATTCCCGTCCCTTCCCGGTACTTTTATCTTGTCGTACTCCTGTTCTGCTGTAGGGATATTAGGGCGGCTCACGGGCTTAACGCCCGCGTCTCTGTCCCTAATATTGTTGTATATCGTGTAATATACACCGTTCATTATGCCGCCCCTTTCGCTTTCTGCTTGCTCTTTTGGTCTTTCGTTACATTCTTAACTACTCGCTTTGTTGTCTTTCGTGCTATCTCTTTTCCGTCAAGCTCAGTAATATTTGTGATTTCTACTATTACTGTCTTTTCGGAATCGTCCGTAAATTCTGTAGTATTTACTCTGTTGTTCAGTGCTACTACTTTCGCACTCTGCTTAACCTCTGTTACTGGTGTTATCTTCGCTACTTTCTTTGTAAGTGTTCCCAGGCTCTTATCTATGTCTTCTTCAACATTACCAAGCTCGTTCGTAAATCCTACACCCGCTCCTTGCGCCATGTACTTACCTACTTCGTCCTGGAATACCCGGGACGGCGAATGTATACCCAGTGCATTTTTTACACCGTCTACAATTCCACTAAAGAAGCTCTGCACTTGCCGTCTAAACCAGCCAGCGGCATTACATATACCATTCCATACACCCGTTACGATATTGTAGCCTACGTTTGCCATTTGTGACGGTAAGGAAGCTACGCCATTGATCACAGCTCTTACTAACTGGCTCGCTGCATTTCTTCCCTGTTGCAGTAGTCCGCTTCCCCAGTTTGCTACAGATTGTATAGCGCCCTGTATTGCGTTCCAAACTCTGCCCGGCATCTGAGATAGTGTTGAGTATACATTACTCAAAATATTCATTGCTGCCGTATTCGCCTGGCTCAACATCTGCTGCCCCCAGTTCGCCATATTTGTAATTGCGCTTACAATCGCGTTCCAAATTTTGCCCGGAAGCTGGGATAAAAAGTTTACGACTGTCGTAATAGTATTCTGTATATAATTAGTCGCCTGTGTGTATACCTGTTGTCCCCAGTTCTGTATATTTGTAATCGCGCTTACTATTGCGTTCCAAATTTTGCCCGGAAGCTCTACCAGGAAGCCCACTACGGAAGTTATCGTATTTTGTATATACGTTGTTGCTTCCGTGTAAATCTGCTGCCCCCAGTTCTGTATATTTGTGATCGTGCTTACTATCGCGTTCCAAATTTTGCCCGGAAGCTCTACCAGGAATGTTATTACCGTGTTAATGAAATTCGGTATTTCTGTAGTCGCCCATGTTACCAGGTCAATACCGAACTGTACTACATTCCCGATTGCTTGACCGATTACATAGCCGATTTTATACGGCAATTCCTGGAAAAATGCTATTGCATTTGTTACAAATTCAGTAGCAGCCTGTACAACTGCTGCCTTCATGTTTTCGCCCCAGGTCGTTACTGTCATAACTGCTCCCAGGATTGCGTCCCAAATTTTTCCCGGTAATTCCTGGAAAAATGTTACAACGCTCGTTATCGCGTTACTTGTTGCCTGGGTCGCCGCTGTCTTTACATTTTCGCCCCAGGTCGTTATCTTCTCAACCGCTCCCAGGATTGCGTCCCAAATTTTTCCCGGTAATTCCTGGAAAAATGAAGCGATATTATCTACAATATTTCGGAAGGTTTCGCAATGTTCGTACAGCAGTTTAGCCGCACCCGCGAATGGATTCGCCAGGAATAATAGAATATCTTGCCAGTTATCTTTTACAAAATCTACAACCTTGCTTAGCGCGTTCGGTATTGTTTCTGTAAAGAATTTTGCAATTTCTCCTACTACTTTTCCTACCGTATCTTTTACGATGTTCCAGGCATTTACTACCGCTGCTCTTGCGTCTTCATTTGTCGCCACAAATCCGACTATAGCCGCTACCAGTGTAGCAACCAACGTAATAATTAACATCATCGGATTAGCAGCCATTGTTATATTAACAAGTTTCTGTATAGCATTTAGCGCCACTTCTGCCGCCGTAAGTCCCTGTATAGCCGTTACCACTCCGTTAATTATCGACGCTACCTTAAATACTGCAAATCCCGCGCCTATGGCAGCTAATAAGCTGGCTATCGTGTCGCCGTGGTCTGCAATCCAGCCCAGCCCTTCCAGGATTTTAGGTAATACCGCTACAATAATTTCACTGGCTTTTTCTACCAGGTTTCCGAAACCTGTAGCGATCTTATCAAGCGCGCCGCTCAGCTCCCCACTCGTTAAATCTGTCTGTAAATCTCCTATTACATTCGTAATATTCGTTACTGCATTTTTAAGCGGTGTCTCGAACTTTTCATAAGCAGCAATTCCAAGCCCTTCCAGTCCGCTCTTTAATATCGTAATTTTACCCTGTAAGTTGTCATTCATCGTTGCCGCCATTTGTTCGGCAGCGCCCGTAGAATTTTCTATGTATCCGCTTAACTCATTGAACCGCTCGCCACTGTTCGCAAGTAAAGCATTTACGCTCTTAAGGTCAACTTTATTAAAGATTGTGTTTAATACTTCTGTCTGCTCTCCCTGGGTCATATTTCCCAGGATTCCGTTAAGGTCTTGGAAAGTCTCATTTAACGGGCGCATATTCCCGTTTGCGTCGAAGACTTTAAGCCCTAACTCTTGCATTTTTTTCTTTGCGGTATCCGTCGGCGCTGTAAGGCTTAAAATTACGTTTCGTAATGCTGTTCCGCCTTCTGCTCCCTTCGTTCCGCTATCCGCGAATATTCCTAATACGGTATTCGCTTCGGTAACTCCGCCCGCTAAGCTCTTAGCCGTTCCGCCTACGCTAAGCAGTGCTTCGCCCAACTGCTGCACACTGGTATTACTCTTTTGTGAGGTCTTCGCCATTTTGTCTACAAAACTTTCTGTAGTTCCGGCTTTGTCCCCTAGTGCGCTCATGCTGTCCGTTACCATGTCGGAAGCTGTCGCTAAATCCATTCCGCCCGCTGCTGCCAGGTTCAAAACTGTAGGTAATGTCTCTACTGCTTTGTCTGCATCATATCCGGCAAGTGCCATATAGTTAAGGGCTTCTGCTGCCTGGGTAGCGCTAAACTGGGTAGTATTTCCGGCTTCTTTTGCTGCATTTTCCAGCTTTGTATAAGCTTCACTTCCCCCGGCTATTTCCTGGGTAGTCATGCCCATAGTAGCCGCTACCTGGCTCATGCCGCTCTCGAAGTCCATACCGACGCTTATCGCGCCCTTCGCAAGTTCCTTTATACCGTTGGCAAGCTCTTTTACTCCGTTTATGATCGCGGAAGAAATAAGATTAGCCTTAATAACGTCGCCCAGGCTTATAGTTTTATTCCCGGCTTCGTCCATGTTACTTCCCGCCGTCTTTATTTCCTGTCCGAAAACAGTCCATTTCTTTTCGGCGTTCGTTAATTCTTCTTCTGTATTTTTTAATGCTGTATTCTGCTCAGTAAGTGCCGCTTTCGATTCATTCAGCTTAACCGTATTCTTCGCTATCGCGTCTTCCTGTTTCTTTACAGCATTTGCAGCCTTTGCGTGTGCTTCTTTCGCTTCTTCTAGCTGTGCATTTAGTTTTTGGCTTTCCTCGCTGTCTTTTCCAGTCGCCTTAACGCTATCCTCATGGGCTTTCGTAAGCTCTGCTACCTTCTGCTTTGCTTTTTCTTCCTTCTCTATCAGTTCTGTAAACTTCTGCTTCTGAGCTGTTAAGTTGGTCTGCTGTAGCTTAATCGCGTCCGTTTGTAGCTTAATCTTACTTGTAAGCTCTGTCTTCTTAGCCTTAAGTAAATCCGTCTGACTTCCTAACGCTTTCGCTTGTGCCGCTTCTACCTTGTATTCACTGGTAACAAGCTTCATTTGCGTAAGCATTGACTTCATTTGACTGGTAAACTCGCTTGTATTCGCCCCTACTCTGAGACTTGCACCAGCCATTTATTACGCTCCTTATGTCTACTTTTCCCGGTCATATTCGACTTGAAATACAACGTAGTCCAATAAGTCGCTTAAATCTGATTCTAAGCACTCCTTATAGCTGTTTCGCATACTCTTTATACATATCTGTAGGATAGCGTCCAGGTTGTCCCCGTATGATCTCCATATTTCTTCCTGTGTCGTCTCTTCGATATACCCGTTTTCCTGGTCGTATTCATCAAACGCACTACCCTGGTCTTCTTCCGGCACTCCGCCCAAAAGTGTACCAAGATACCGTATTTTTTCATTGACAGAAATATCTATGATTTCTACTATCGCTCCAAACGTATCTATAATGTCTGCTACGTCCAGCCGTTCTATTTCTTCATTCTCTACCCTGTCGTTAAATACAGCCTGTATCACGGCAGCGTATAGCTCTAATAAGTCGTCTTCATCATCAGTACAGCTAATTCTCTCCATAAGCTTTATAAATCTTCGGTAAGCGTATGTCGTGATTCTGTATAGCCTTTTTTCTCCTTCCTCACATTCCAGGCAGTAGTCTATTACACCTGTGAGCTTAAATTTTTTTTTGCGCCCGCGGCTTCGTCCTTAAGCCTCTTAAGGATATTCGCGTTAATCAGTCCGAAGTTAAAAATAATCTCTGAAACATCTTCTAAAGATTCGTTCGCTTCTTCAAAAGTAAACTGATTATCATACACCAGTACAATAGTGTTAATCATTTCGTCCAGTTCCGCGTCTGTATAGGTCTGCTTCTCCGGTCGTGTCAGTCTTTCGTACACCTCGCGGAAGACTTTATATTTCTTTCTTCCAATCTTTCCGCAATCGTATTCTTTACCGCCGATTGTAATAATATTTGCTTTCCCGGTCTTTGCTGTCTTCTCTGCCTGTAAATTGCTCTTATTCAAAATTTCCGCATTGATAAGTGAGAAATTAAGCAGAATATCCGCGATTTCGTCCAGCGCGTCGCTGGCTTCATCAAATGTAAACTGTTTTCCGTATACCACTACGATAGATTCAATCATTTTATCTAAGTCTTCGTCTGTAAAAGTCATAGAAGCAGCTTCCTTCTTTAAAAAGCTGTCGAACGTCTCACAAAATGATCTGTATTTTTCTCTTGTAATTTTTCCGCTTTCATATTCTTTATCGTTAATTGTTATTTTCATATTCGCACCTTCTTAGCGGTGTCAGAATATGACACCGCCCCTTTTTTCTCTTTTTACGCTGCTACATCTGCTTTGTATTCCTGTACCGCCCCGAACCATTCCGCAATAGCTTTTTTAGCGTTTGCATGTTCTTCAAGTAATTGTGATTCGTCCACCTTAAGCGCATAGAAGCGTTTTGCTTTTCCGTCTACGGTATCCTCTTTCTTTCTTGCGTAGAAAGTAAATGTAATCTTCTGTGTCTGAGCGGTCTTCTTGTCCTTGATTGTCTCGTAGGACTCTTCCGGGTGTTCTGCTTTTCCGCAATAGTACCATACAAATTCGTACTTCCCGTTGTTCTGCTTTGCCCGGAATCCTAAAGCAACTTCCTTCGCTCTGTCGCTCTCTGATTTTACCAGGTAGCCGGATTTATACAGGGAATCAAACAGTAACGCATAGTCGCCCGGTGTCAGTCTGTTTACTTCCAACTCAATTTCTGCTTTTACAAATGTTTCTGTAGTATCCTCTACTTCGTCGTCACTGTATAAGTACTCTACCTCGAATGTCTCTTTAATAGTTGCCGTGATTGCTTTCGCCAGCCTGGTAGGTGTGTCTGCTGCATAGGTCGTAGCATCGTTTGTAGTAACTTCCGCTACACAGATATCCTTTAAGCCTACTACTCGGCTTCTCTCAATCGTCTGTTTATTTTCCTGGACTTTCATTACCTTAGTCTTCTCCTTCGGTATTTATCAAAAAATAAAATCGCGCTGCTTTATGGTATATTTTCGTGTCCTGTTCATAATCATCATTTCCCGCAAAATATGTAAAGCCCGCCTTCTTAAGTAATTTCTTTATTTTCCGTTTCAAAAGAAAACAATCTTCTTCACTCCATATATCTACCTGTATATAGTATTCTTCTGCTTCGTTCTTATCGTCGCTATGGTTCGCGTCGGTATCCGTAATATAGTAAAAAGTAATATGGGTATCGTTTATATCCTGGTTATACCAGCCTTCTTCTACGTGTTTTCCCGTTATACCTATTACGTCTGCTATATACGCCGTTAAATCCAGGTCTTCGTTATTCGGATAATCCGCCATGATCTGCTTAAGCTGCTGCTTTTCTTCTTCACTCAGAAGTGCCATATTATCCCCCTAACTTTTCCTTTAAAACTTTCTCGTATTCTTCTTCTGCTATGCTCTTTAGTGCGCGATATGTCGGGCGCGCTGCTTCCAACATGAATTTTTTAGGCTTATGCATCGTCGTACCCCATTCATGGAACTTCATGTAGAAAAATGGCGAAGTATCGCTTTTTTCCCAGCCTATGACTTCTCCATAGTTCCCGCTTTGTGTCGTTCCCTTCTCCGGGACATTATCCGCCGCGTGCTGCCCCGTCCTGCTGCCGCGCCGCCCGGATTTCATAGGGTTTTTACTGTATGCTTTCTTCCTTATCTGCCCTTCCGATTCTTCTAAGCCGACTTTCCCGGCTTTCTTTACAATCTTTTTATTTAGGTCTTTCAGTTCCGACGCTGTAGCAAACCTTTCTATTTCCCGCTGCACTTCGTCCAGTCCCAAAAAATCCATAGTAATATTAAAACTCATACTACTTCTTGCCCTTTAAGTACCACTTTCCGGCGGTCGTATTTGCCGTAATCGGCATTGATAAGCTTAAATATACGTTCGCCCCATACTACCCGGTATTCCTTTGTATTTAAGGCTTCCAGGGCTTTGCAGTATCGCGTTTCAAAGTTCATTACATTTTCTAACTTTGCTTCCAGGGCGGTATACAGTTCTTTCCCGTACAGGCTCTTTACTTCACACCAGCATTTTAAGTAGTCGTCCCACTTTTCTACTGGTCGCCCTTTTTCTACGGTTTTTTGCCGCTTCTGTATCATTACATACATTTTACCTACCCCACATTCGCTAGCTTATCCAGGATAGTTTGTGTTATCTTATCCTGTTTCGTGTTATTGCTTACTGTAGTTCCTCTTACGTCGTACATATCGCTTATTACTTTCTTCTGTAAGAGGGTTGCAAGTCTGCAACCTTTCTTATATTCTTCTTCACTACTGTATTTATCTTTTTCACGGTATGCAGTACCCACACAACCGTCTATATATGCTTCGGATATATCTATAAGCTCCGTGATATAGTCGTTATCATCGTCATAGCCTACCCTTAAATATTCCTTTGCTTCCTGTAATGTGATCGCCATAAGCCACTACCTACGCTGGCGTGAACTCTACTTTAAAGTCTGCTCTTTCGTCCAGTTTCTCACAATCAAAGCGCTCCTGTACTTTTAACGCCAGTTCGTCAGATTCAAAGAATACAGATTTGTCCGTGGATACTGTATAGCCTTTTCTCTCGAAGAATTTAACCAGCGCATACAGGTTTACTACATAAAAAATCATTTTTCCTGTAGCGCTTGCTGTAATGTCTTCATCACTCATCGTAATAAGTTCTTTACCCTGGAAATATTCCTTACCATTTACTTCTTTAACCAGGTCTAAGTTTCTTCCGTTCTTGTCTTCCTGGGACTTCAAGTACACGCTGCCGGAAAGATTTGTAATTACTACTACTCTTCCTCGAAGTGTAGGTAATACTCCGTCAATGATTTTCTTTACATCTCTCCAATCTTTCGCACCTGTAGACTTGTCTACCGCACTTCCTTCTACAATCTGCATAATTTCATCATTTTCAGTATTAACCCCAGCTTCCGCGAAGTCCGGCTTAATAACTTCCTGTACAATATTAACAGCTTCGTCTTCCTGTAAATCGTTTGCAATCGGTACAAGTGCGCCGTAGTTTTCAATGTTGTACTGGATATCCTCTGTATTTGCTGCTTCTCCTGTAAGCTTTGTACCAGATTTATACTTTTTCAGCTTTTTACCGCCGATTTTTGCGAACGGCATTTTGCCATGATTAGAACTTGCTTTAATGATATGGCAATGGTTTTTAAGACTCGGGAATCCCGCTCTTAATACCTGGATATCGTTTACAAACTGTTCCGGCAGAATAGCGGCGTTACCGTCAATATTTACGGCTGCTCTTTCTTCGTCTGTCAGTGCTGCCTTTCCGTGTAAAGCAAATTTCACGGCAGCTCTCAGCTCGCTTACTACTCCTGTTGTTCTGCTTTCTTTCTGTTTCTTCTGCCTTCCCAGGTCTTCCCGCTCTTCGTCGTCCTCTGCTTCTCTTACCGCAAGCAATTTCTGTAATTTTCTCTTTTCTGCTAAAGCTTCCTCTGCCTTGTCCGCGTCTCTGCTTTCCAGGTATCCGTTAATTTCCTCTGTTTTCTGTACAATCTCTTCTCTTAATTCCTGTACTGTCATGTGGTTACTCCTTGTTATTTTCGTCTGCGATTTCCAAAAGTCGCGCTTCTTTTCTCAGCTCTTCCAGCCGTTTCTCTTCTTTGGTATCTGCTTTCATACGTTCAAAGCTTCTACAGTTAATTTGTGAACTGTCATAAGCTGGGAACGTACACGGGCTTACTTCCAACAGCTCCGCTTTTACAACACTTCTTTTGTACATTTCTTCGCCTTCGTGCTGTACTTTGCTCCATTTATCTTCTAAACAGATAAAACCGAAGCTACTACCGTCTACGTCTCCACGCTTCACGCTTTCCCGTACATCGTTTCCCCATGTGTTATTAGGTAAATCAATGTCGTAATTCAGCCCGGTAGTATCCCCCATGTTAAATCTTAGTGTATCCGTCTTCGTGCTTCCAAGTGGTCGGCTTGTGTCGTGATTCCATAACGCTTTTATCTCGCTGCCGTTCTCTTTGCATCTGCTTAAGCTTTCATCGAAGCACCCCGCGGCGATTTCCTCTAAATATTTGTCGCCCCAGCGGTCAGTAATAACTACAGGCGTATTATACTTAACTGCATAACCGCCAATCGTGCGGCTTTCTTCGCCTTCTGCTGCTGCTCTCACTTCAAGCGGTATCCCCTGGTACGCTACATAATTTCTTCTTTCCTGGATTTCCGCCGCATCTTCTGTACTGTGTGTGTTATTCTCCGGCATTTCCCTTTGTGTCCTTTCCTAAGTCCTTAAGCTTAAGCACACCAGCATTTACTATAAGGTCGTCCCCGTCCTCTGTAGTTTCCCTTCCAAGCTCTAACCTGGCTTCGTTCGGTTTTATGATTCCGCCCGCCACGTAAGCGCATAATATTTTTTGCTGGGTTTCCGGCGAAGAACGCAAAATAACATTTGTGTTATGCTTCGCTTTATATCCTTGTGCCCTGTCGTCTTTTGTTAAGCAGCCCCACGTTACTTCCTGTTCGATAGATTCATACAGGATAAGCAGTGTATCCACCAAAAAGCTTAACTGCTGCTGTTCTAGCGAATTATTATTTGTGTCTTTCAAGTCGTTAAGCTGATACATTTTTATACCAAATAGCGCCGCGATCTGACTTATAGACATTCTTCTTATCTGCTCATACTGTGCGTCTGCCAGGGATAAATTTACGGGTTGTACATTAAATCCCGCCGGAACTGTAAAAATACGTTTTCCTTTGCTGTACAGTTTTCCAAACTTTTCCTGTATCTTTTTAAGCTCTTTTTCGTCCCTTATGTCGCTTGTAAGCTGTATTACCATTTTGTTAGTCAATCCATTATCAAATAACGTGTTAAGGTAATTCTGTGCTTTAATCTGTACGTCTATCGTGCTTTTTACGATAGTCCTTACCGCTTCCGTGTTAATTCCGTCCATAGTAAAGCCTTTGAATATCAGCAAATCCTCATAAAAGGCGCTTTCGTTCATTCCCGTACCTGGTACTTTGAAATCAACTAAAACTTTATGCTTTTTGGTTGATCTGAGTACACCCGCATCGTCTATAGTGATTCCTTCTATCGTGCAAGGGTACAAAGCTTCTATTTTTCCTTTTCTTCCGTACACTTTTACCGCTCCGGCTATTCCTTCGTGTTGCCTGGTGGCTTCTATTGCCTTCCAAAAGTCTACCGCCGTCATATACGGGTTTGGTCTTAAACTCAAAAGCTCATATAACGGGTGTTCTTTTGCCCTTCTTTCGCCTGTTTCCGTGTCCTGGGTAAGATATAGCGGCGTTTTCGCCACTGCTTCCGACAGCTTTTTTATACAGGTAAAGTAGGTTGCTTCCTTCATTGCCGCCGCTGGTTGGTCTTCTTCTATCCCGAAAACCTTTAAAAAAAGCTTTTCTTCGTCCGTAAGTCGCGGCGTATCGTCTACTTCTTCGCTTCTTTTTTCCAAAAAATCCAAAAACATTAACTTTTACCGCTCCTTACTATCATAATCGCGACTGCTGCCAGCTCAGCAGCTAAAACATACATACCGATACGCGGGTTTATGTCGTATGTCGTCCCAAACACTACCGCCATAGCTGCCAATAATAGCCCGTCTGCGATCACTATTTTTTTCTTCATGTTTTTTAACTTCTTAAGCATATTTTTTCCTTCTTACATCGCGTCCAGGTATTCCACCGGGTTATAGTGTTCAATACCATTTTCTTCGATGCACAATAGCAAGCCCATAAGCATGGCTATTACACCGTCGATTTTAAATTTACTTTTCTTCTTACTGTACTTGACTCCTAACATTTCGTCGTAAACTGCTATACAGTTCTTCGCCATAAATCGGAAGCACTCATTTTCTGCAATAACCAGCCTTTCGTCTACTAATAGGTTCTCAAAATCGTTAATAACCTGTGTCATAGTCTTAGTTCCCTGTCCTATTGGGATAACGTCCCAGCGGTCTTCTAATCGGTTTATGATTGTTGTACTTCCCCACTGGTCGAAGCCTATCTGTTCTATCCTGTATTTTTCGTCCAGTTCTACCGCATGGTCTAAGAAGCGTTCAAAATTTACATATTTTCCGTCTAAAGCTATCAAATCGCCTTTTTTTATCCAGTACTCATAAGGGTTATTGTCCTTATGCTGCCTGTAAGCTACCGTTTCTTTCGGCGTATACAGGTACGGCACTACGATAAATCGCCCGGTTGTCTCTTCATAAAACACCAGGACAAAGCCCGTAATATCATTTTTACTTGATAAATCCAGTCCGCCCCAGCACTTCCAGCCTTCTAAGTCTTTCGTGTTTACCTTTTTCGTACACAAGTCCCATAAGTCCATATTTATAGCGCCTTTTTCATGGTCTAACGCTACGTGCTGGTTTAGGAACATACGCCTAAACATATTTTCCTGTAAAGGCATAAGCCGTATACGCTTCGCATAGTTCGCCAGGTCTTCCAGCTTCCTAAATACTCCTAATGCCGGGTTCGATTTATACCATTGTGTTTCGTCCTCAACATTACAATCTTTATCAGCTTCGTAAATCCTATAGTAAAAGCTCGGGTCGTTCACTTCCCCGGCTTCTATTTTCTTTGCCATAGTATAAAGCTGCATTTCCGGGTTTGCCGGGTCTTCTCCGCTGGAAGCCGTTGTAATTGTCATTATTAACGGCTCGTCCCATGCTCCTTGTCCCGTTCTCAGCTTTCCGTACATTTCGTCGTTTTTCGCCTGGTGTATCTCGTCCAGGACGGCTACATAATCGTTAAAGCTGTCGGCGTTGTCTGCATCTGACGACAGTACCATAAGCTTATTACCGTTATCTTTCCGTATAATGGTTTTCGTACTGCTTGTAATCTTGCAGTAGCGGCGTAGCGTCTTATTTGCTTTTATGAAATGTTCTACCGTTCCGTACAGCTCGCCCGCCTGTTTGGTTGTATTTGCCGTTAAAATAAAAAGCGCGCCGAAGATATGCCGTTGACAGAAAAAGAGATATACTACTATAATCGCCGCCAGGAATGACTTACCATTTTTTCGCGGTATATTTATATGTGCTTCTCTATGTTTCCGCTTGCCGTCGCTCCTTCTCTTTACGCATAGGATTTCTGTTATTATTTCAAACTGAAATTCTAATAAATCAAAGTTTCGGCTTGCTCCTCTATCATTGGTCAACTTCGACACGAACTTAAATACTTTCTTTGCTTCCTCTACATCGTAGTAGTATTCTTCCGTATCCCACTTCTTTTGTAACTTCTCCAACCAGGCAGCTAAAAGCAGTTCCGTGTTAATCATGTGCTATCATTCCGTCCAGCTCCGCGTCTATGCCGCCGTCGCCTTGTGCACTCTCTGCCTTCATTCTCTGCCGCGCCGCTGGCGTTAATCCTAATTCTTTCGCCCAGGCTCTCATTTCCGTCTGTGCTTTATTTGCTATGCTTACTTCTGGTCTTTGCTGTTCGTAACCATTATCGCCCACTTCCATACTGTAACCTTTTTCGTCTATGATCTGTTCGCACTTCTGCCACTTTGCATAGTTCGTACAGTAAGCTTCTAGGGCTTTAAGGTCTTTGTCCGTAAATTCTTTTTCTTCTTCCGCGAAGATTTTTGCAATCCTTCGCCACTCTTTTTTAGCCGCCGCACTTAACCACTTCGGGCAAGGTTTCGGCTTGTTTTTTTCTGTCTTTTTTTCTTCATTCGCCATACTGCCACCTTCTCAGACCCCCCCTATACAAAAAATCGGCGTTTTTTTTCAAATCAACTTGAACTCGGGACTTTAAAAAGGCTTTAAAAACTTTTTATATCCCCCCACTGTCTCCGAACTCACGCCGGAAGCGCTGCAGCATATCGTAAAGCGTGCGCTGTATCTTCTTTTTTGCCATGTAGCCGCGATCATATTCTTTATGTATGCGTCTATGGTTCGCTTCGCTCAACCCTATTACATTGTCTCTATCAAGTCTTCTATGCCATGCTTCTACTATCTCTTCTATGTGGTGGTACTGCTCTGCTTCTATAATCTTTCCTGTGGTATAGTATTCAAATATATCTATACCAAACTGCGCCGCTGCCTGGCTCGTTCTGAATCCTTCCCAGGGCTTGCTATTATAAAACTGCTGCCGCCGGGCTTCCTCTTCGTTCTCCATGCGCTTACGCTTATATTCTCTGTACTTCTCTTTATCCGTGTTCCTGTGTCTATCACAGTACTTAGTCCCAGCATCTACTACCTTGTGGCAGCCCGGGTAACTACATAACTTCTTTAGCATATTCTCTTTCTTCTTTCATAGTGCCGCCCTGGATTTCATGCGGCACTCGGGAGGGTTCACACAAACAAAAAAGAAGAACCAGGCAAAGGGTGCTTTCCTTTACCTAATTCTTCTTGCGTTTGTACTTATAGATTACCATAAAGTTTTCTTTGTTTCAATTCCTTTTTGCCGTGTTCCCGCTATACTTTGCTTAGTTTTGCTACCGTTTTTTTCTTGTGGCTGGCAGTCCATGTATTCTCTTCCAGTTATTACTCTTGTCCTGGTTCTCACGTAACAACTGCTGCCGCTGCCTTGCTCGTATGATCTGCTGCTTACTGTCTCTTATCCGTATCTTGCGTAGCTTCTTCCTCGCTTCCTTGTCCCCGAAGCTTGCCCTTATCATTAGCACTTGCATTTCTGTATTTGCTTTCGTTGTCTCATATAGCTTTTCTAACTGCTTATTGATCTGTTCCGCGCACGCTCTTGTTATCTCTCCAAGCTCTTTAATTGCTTGCACAAGTTCGTTCCTGGTTTCTGCATCTATAATCATTCCATCTCTTCTCCTACTACTTCCAGGTTGATAGGCTCTATCATATCGTCTAACATTGCGTAGTAAGGTTTCTTATTTCCTGGCGCTGCTTTTAAATTCACGTAACGGAAATGCACAAAGTAAGCGTACATATCTTCCGTGTTCGGCAGCTTCCGTATTTCTTTCACTGTACCTATCTTTCCCAGGATATGCTTAATATGTTTCTGCTTTACGCCTACTTCCTTAAGCCTGGCTTCACTGCATATTATCCGTACCTTCTGATTTTTCTTAATCTCCATATCGCCACGCTCCTAAATCCATGTTTCTACCACACATTTACAGTCTTCTTTATCTCTCACAAATGGCAGCATAGCCGGGAAGCGCTTTGTAATATCTTCCCGGATTTCTTCTACTGTATTTCTTGTTATAATAATATTCGTTGGCTTCGTCCCGTCAAATAATCTAGCTACGCATTTGTCCGGGTAATCGCTCGGTCGATTATATACGCCTATACATGGTATCTGTATTTTTCTTATATCAATCTCCATAAAGCTTCTAACTTCTCTCGTTTTCATTCTTTGCCCTTTAGTAATCATAATCCTCTTCCTCTCCTTCTTCCGGCTCGCAATATTCGCACATAAAACACGTTTTACATTCACATTCCGTTATAAGTGTCGTTATGTTTTTGTACTTTCCGCACCACATTGTTATTCCCTTTCCGTGTCAGATTCTGACACCTTTTATTTTTCTTCTTTGCCTAAGTATTCCTCTATATCCATTTGTCCCGGTAAGTCAGCTTCCTTTTTTTCTTCGGGTCTTACTTTTATTCCCAGGATACACCAGCCTTCTTCTAAGCCGCTGTAATCTTCCAGCATATAGATAATATCCGCTTTTATCTCTCTTCCTGTATTGCGTCCGTCTTTGAACTCCATAAGCTCTAATACGTCACCTTCTTTGTATCCCCGGTCATTCTTCCGAAGTTCAAAGCTTTTCTTACCGCTTGCCACATCATCAAAGTACATAGCCGCAAGCCGTATAATGTGTGTCTTTGGTTCTGCTGCCGCCGCTTCGCTCGGTAGCGTCTCCATTTTTTTATTATCGGACTGCTGCCGTAGCTTCGCTTTTGTATCCCGGTCTATTGCTGTTTGTTCTTCCTCGTACCTTTGTTCCTCTGTTTTCTCTGCTTCTGCCTTATTCGTGTACTTATCGCACTTTTCACAAGTTCCCGTTTTTACGTTGCACTCACTGTAGTACAGGCAAGAATAGCATAAGCTTGTAATACTTTCCGGGTGTGCTGGCTCGTAATCGTCGCCCGGCTTCTTTTCCGCTTCTTTCTTCTCTCGTTCTTCTTTTACCATTTCCCGAACGTCTTTACTTAACAGCTCTCCATTTTCAATAACTTCATGCTGTTTTTCTTCCGGCAGCCTGGAAGTTTCATACGCTGTAGAAAAGTTTATTTTTCCGTCCTTAAATGCTTCCTTGCCTTCCTCGCACAAATTATTGTTAATGCTGTTGATCTGATTTATTTTACCTGTAGACTTCCCGGTAGCACTTGCTATATAGTCTCTCATTTTTCCCTCTATAACCAACTCTCCGGCTTCCTTGGCTTGTTCCAGGTACTTTTTAAATTCAGCTACGCCGTTTGTTAATTCCCAGTCGCTAAGCTGTCTATTAAAGATATTTGCACTATGAAGTGTCAGCATAAATAAGCTTTCGCTCATTTCCTTTATCTTGCAGTCCACAAGCTTAAATTCATCATGCCCGCGTTCGATATTAAGGACTGCTGCCGCTGTACGTCTATGTCCTACTATTATTCTGTCCTGTCCATCTACGCGCCCTACTATGATTTCCTGTAGCTGTCCGACTAAAAGCATATTGTCCGCCAGTTCTTCTATATTGTCCTGGCTGTATTTGTTATGCTCTGACGGAATCAATGTACGTGGGTCTAAGCGTACCTTTCTATAGTCCTTTGCGAAAATAATATTTTTCTTGCTGTTTGCGTTAAGTCTGTCGCTTATGCCAATCTTTCCCATTGTCTTCTCCTTTCTACTGTACCTAAATTTAAAACTTTCGTGCTTCTTTCTCCCAATCGAAGCCCGTATAAGCTATACATCTTTTGCAATCTCCCATAATATCAAAGCCTAAGCATTTCTTGTCTTTGTCTTTCCCTGGGTGTCCTACAGTCTTGATTACTGCGCATTTTCTTTGCCTTTCCGCTATGCGGCACTCTTTACACATTACGCCTTTCTTTCCGACCGTTGCGCCTTCCTTCCTTGCGTAGTACTTCGCCCATTCCTTGCTTATTCCTGTTCCTGTGCTACTCCAACCTATTATATTTTCTTTGCACATATCACACGTTACTATCGTATTTACTTCCCTGTATATTCCCATGTTCTACCTTTCCCGCTTTCTTTGCTCGTATCCGGCTTTGTACCCGTCAGCAAATCCGCCCGTTTTTATTCCGTCTTTATATCCTTCCTGGTATCCGTCTATAAAGCCGATGCTATACTTTTCCAGCAGAACCCTTCTTAATGTTTCTTTGAACTCTTCAAACATCTTTACGCCCGCTTTCCCATGTACTCTAATACCAGGTTCTTATAATCTCTTGTCGCTGCGCTTCTCGGTGTAGTCTCTAACAAGCTCTGCCCGTTCTCATACGTCCATGCTGTTACTTTCTTGCTATGTCTGATATGTGTAGTAAATACGTCGTATTTGCTATTTCTTAAGACTTCCTCGCCTTTTATTACGTCGATATCTTTCGTATACATTGTTACCAGGCAGCGCACGCTTTCCAGCTTTTCGTTATACGGTCTGATTTCCTGTATAATATCGTCTAGCTCTTCCATTCCGTCTAAAGCGTTCTTGTCTGCCTTAATCGGTATAATAATGTCTTCTGCTGCTGCCAGTGCATTAAGTACTTCTATCCCTACGCTCGGGTGGCAATCAATAATACAGTAGTCGTATTCTTCTTCCACCTGGTTTAAGATATTTCTTATCCGCCCTATCTGGTCGCTGTCTTTATCCGTTATAAGGTCGTCTGCTGCCGCGATCATGTTCATATTTGCCGGGATAATATCTAAGCCCAAACGTCCACTCGGTATAATTACCTCTTCTGCTGATAGCATCGGATTTCTAAGTACGTCTTCCATGCTCGGCTTATCGTAGCTGTGCTTTCCGAAGAATTTAGTAACTGCTGCCTGGAAATCGTTATCTATCAGCAATACGTTTTTTCCGTGTGCCTGGCTCATAATCAAAGCCATGTTAATAGCTGTTGTACTCTTTCCAACTCCACCCTTTAAGTTTACTACTGCTACTGTTCTCATATTTCCACCGTCCTTCCTTTATTTCACTGTCCGTCCAAGTAACCCTATATTTTCAACCATTAAGATACAATACCCGGCTTTTAAGCCTTCGTTCTCGTTTTCTACGCTATATATCTGTGTTGTTATTTTCTTTCCTGTAAGTTTCCCTTTGTCCTCTTCCAGCAATATTAAAATATCATTCGGCTCATAGCCTTTATCTTTCATAACTAAGTATGTGCTGTATTTGTCTTCCAGTTCTTTTGTGATCTCCTTATCGCACTTCTCAAAATACTTATTCCCTACTTCTCTTTTTTCTTCAATGCTTAGCTTTCCTATCAGCCAGTCAATCGCCTTCATTTGTAAACCTTCCCTTTCTGCGGCGGCAGCTTCCCGCTCCGCCGCTGGTGCTTCGTTTCCGTGTTTCGTGTGTGACATATTATTTCCTTGCTTCGCCATATAACCATAAGCAGTTACAAGCTTTTATCTTTTGTACTGTTTTTTACGTTGCTGGTAGTAGTCCTGGGCTTAACATATCGTCCACTTTTCTTCCATAGCAGCCTTTGTTATTACATTCTCTGCAATCTGCGCCGCAAAAACCTGTAAATCTCTTCTTGTTCGCCCGCTCTGTAATCTTTGCTTTTTCCGGCGGGTATGTATCGCTTGCTATCTCTAAGCTATCTATCGTCCCTTCCAGGTATGCAGTTATTACGCTTATAGCAGCTTCACTTCCGTATGCTATAACTGCTTTTCCGCCAATTCCATTTATCGTATCTATAAACTTAAGCTGATTGTCTGAAGCTTTGTTATTTCCTACTTTCAGTTCTACATACAGATTGTTGTATTTTCCCGAAGCATACGGTAAGCAGATATCACTTACGCCTGGCTTCATTCCCTGGCGCTTAAGTTCTGCTCCGGCTCTTACGCTTCGCTTTCCTTCGTTTGCTGCATGGTACATAGCCTTAAGCTGTGGGTATTTCCCTTTTTGCCACCTCGCCCAGTCAAATACGTTTCTCTGTGCCTGGTCTTCTGATTCCGTCATATTCATGCTTATATGTCTTCTCCCGTGATTATCATTATCGCTACGCCTATAATAATTATTATCGCAAGCCACCACATAAGCCCTACGGTTAGTGATGTTCCGATTTCTGCAATTATAAGCGCTGCTTTGTCTTTGCCTTCTAGCTTTTCTCTGTAGTACCCTTCCTCTACTTCTCTTATCTCTCTACGCATATCATCTATAAGCAGCCACAGTAACGTAAATGCAGCAGCTACTACAAGCCCGGTAAGATAGATTGCTTTAATCATCTTTTTCCCCTTCTCTCTGTGCCTTCTCGCTTGCCTTTTCCGGCACTTTCGCAATATATGTACCTACTGCCTTTTTGATCTCGCCCGCCTTTTCTTCTGTGATATTCTTTCTATCTGTTTCTTCCTTAAGTACCGCTGCTAAACCTTGTCCGGTCAGTGCGATACCTTCCGCTAAGCCCTGTTCGTAACCATTGTTGTAACTTTTGTCCGTTACTCTCGTTAAGTACCCGTCTAATTCCTTGCGGCTCATTCTCTTAATTTTTCTTGCTAGATCTCTGTCGATTCCTAAAGTTTTTCCCATTCTAGTTCTGTCTCCTTCCAGGTTTGGTTGATTTTTACAAATGTGTAGATAAAGAACGTATAACCTGTCTTTTCGTGTATTCCTTCCTGTACGCTGTCGCCGTCCAGTATGTATTGCTGTTCTAACTTCTTCGGAAGCCTTGCGATACGGTTATACCAACCTTTATCTTTTATCGGTTCTTTTCTTAGTACCTTCGGTTTCCTTAAGTTCCGTGAACTATTCCAGCGCTTTCCTTGCAGTGCGTCCGGGCTTCTTAACATTCCGTCGCTTTGCTTTATCAGATACGACGCTAATTTAGCGTACTGTCCTGTATCGTCTAGCGGGTTGTGGTGTGTCCTTCCTCTTCCCTTCCAGCACCGTACTATAGCTTGCTGGCTTATCTCTTCGGGTGTATTTATGACTAAGTGATGATGCAGCGCCCCTTTCTTCCCGATCTCCATTACATGAATGTACTTGAACGGAATACCGTGGCGCTTATACAGCTTTCGCATTTCTTTTAAAAAGTCGTCTGCATCTGCTCGCATCTGCTTTCTTCCGGCTGGTCTTCTCTCCTTTCTGTAATCTAGTACCAGGTGTGTATCTCCTTCCTGGAAGTTTTCATTTATCAGCCTTCTTAACTTTTTCTCTGCTGCCCTCTTATTCACTTTTATCTGTTCTTCTTTTGTAAGGTTCTGTCTCTTTCCCCTCTTTATTCCCTTCTTACCGTACCTACTGCTATAGTACTTCATTACCTCTATAGTCTTACCCGCTTGTACTACCTCTATGATGTATGGCATATATCCTTGCTCCTGTTCCTAAAGTTAATACTTTTATCAAGCTTGAAAACTGGTTAAACCCCTTGTATTTGCTGGGTTTCCAGTTGCTTTTTTGCCGGATATTTGCTATACTATCTTTGTGAGTTTAAGTACAGCTTTGTACGGCAAAGCCGCTAAGTTATTTCCCGATAACCTAGCGGCTTTTCTTTTTGTCTTTCTCTGTTTTCGGGTGTATGTGCTTACGCTTCTTTCTTTAACTCCGCTGGTGCTGCTACCTGGTATTCCTCAATACTCAGCTCGTAACACGTTCTAACCTCGGTTTCCCCGTGTTCCAGCTCTTTTGTATACTCCCGGCTTTGTAAACGTCCGCGCACTTCGATACAGTCCCCTACATTAAGATTATCTGCTGCCCTTGCCGCTGTTCCGTTCCATGTGATCGCCGGGATATAATCGCTTACATTGCTTTCGTCGTCTTCACGCCAGCACGCTAAAATCATATCTGTAATACGGATACCGCGCGGCGTAGTTCTCATATCGCCTTTTTTGCAGACAAACCCGGTTAATACTACCCCGTTTGTATCTCCTTCGTATTCCTGGTCTGTAATCTCCTGAGCGCGCACTGAAATATATAACTTGCTATGTTCTTTCTCTGCTGCCTGGTTCTTCTTGTCTTGTCCCTTTTCTTCGGTTCTGCTGTCGGTATTGTTCCGTTTGATATTTCTTGTACGGATTCTTCCAGTAACCAGCAGCTTACAGTCTAACAGGTCTTTTACCTGGTCGATTGCTGTTAAGCTCTTAAAAGCTGGTGTACCTTCTTCTACGATTACCTGTGTAATGTCCTTAATACCGCTTACCCTCTCCGTTGCCATGTTGAACCCGTAGTAAGCTACTCCGCGCTTATCTACGCTTACCTGGTGCGGATACTCTAACGGTTCTCCGTACAATGTTATATAGTTATTCATCGGTTTTACTCTCCTTCTCATTGCTCTTAGCTTCCCAGTACTTTCCTTCGCTTTCATAGTACAGTTTGTACATTCCTGGCGACCACTCGCCCGTCTCTATTGCACTTTCCATACTTACGCATAATCCCATATACTCTGTAGTCTCATACGGGTACGTGCCGGAAATATGTATACAACCCTGGTACTCTCTCGTAACCCCGGTATCGTCCGTAACGGTAATTGTTCCCCATACGTTTTGTTCTGTCTGAATCTTTCCAGATTCCGGCGCTACTGCTGTTACTTTCGGCTGGTTCTCTTTGGCAATGATCGCGGCAAGCAGCACAATACAACATATTGCGATAGCTCCCGCTACAGTTTTACTACATTTAGTGTTTGCCCCGATGATTCCTAATAACATCAACGCAATCATTACACCTAAAAATATTTTCAGTCCTAACACTCTGTCTTTACCTTCCCCATTTACTACGGAATATAGCCAGGTTCTTTTTAAATTCTTCCTGGTTTTTCTTCTTCTGTACTACTTCCGGGTCGTCCGGGTTCTTTGGTTCTGTTCGGTGTCTTAAGTCCGGGCGTTCTGCTGCTGTAAGTACCAGGGTAGTACCGTAGATATCTACAAAATGCTTCTGCCCGCAAAAGCTACATTCGTGTTCTGTGTTGTCCTTAAGCCCCACCAATACACGCCCGCACTGTAAACAGTGTTTATGTTTCTTGTTCTTCAAGCTTCCAACTCTTTTAAGCGTCATTTCTTCGGTTTTCCTTTCTCTTCCGGCGTTTCCTTCGCCGCAAGGAACATTTTAGTAGCAATATAGACGGCTTTCTGCATCGAAGTATCAAGCTGTCCTACAAGTTCCAGTGCTTCGTCTGCTCTTGCCTTCTGTTTATCAATGCTCATAACTGCCGCTGCCATATTTTCGCCCCTTTCTTCTTGCTCCGTATCCGAAGCCGTAACCGAAAGTGTAGCCACCGTAGCCGCGTTCCTCTTCTTCGTCTCGCTGCCCGCTTACTTTCACGTTCTGCCCGGTATATGGAACACATGATAATACTGTGTCTCCTTCGTTCTTGCAGTTGCTTATTGCTGTGCATTTGTTTCTTGCTGGTACTAACCTGGTTTCTACTCTCCCGCTTTCCTTCTCAATCTCAACAACCCATTTTTTCACTGCTTCGTTCTCCTTTTCTTTGTTACTTTTTCGCGATTTTACCTATAAACAAGGGCTTTACGACTGCTGCCACAGTCTTTTATCTTTGGTTCGTGCTTCTGATTCTTTTAATCTCTTCCGCTACGTTCTTAGAAGTCCGCTGCTGTAATAAGTTGTCACTGATCTGATACGTGTACTCACTTGAACCAGGAAGCTTTATGGCTATTCCTATAGGAAGTTGCCCCATTTGCATAGCAACCCGGATAAATTGCGGCGAAACGCCCAATATTTCCGCTGCTTCCGCTGGTTTTATGTTGTTTTCCCTCAATCTATCCCGCCTTTCTATGTAATATCCGCCCTCTGCATTTTCCCAGGCTTGGGACTGGCTACCGTGGTAGGCTGCATTACGGTTTTTCTTTTCCGCTTTTCTTACTCCGGTTACTAATTTTTCTCCTATCCCGGTATTCTCTTTCAAATCTTTACAGCAATATCTCATTTTTCGCGTTGGCGGTGTTCCATGTCTTACGATCAACTGC